GTCGAAGGTCAGATTCGACTTCGCCATCGTGGCGCCTTCGGCACGCGTGGCAGCGTTGTTGGTGAAGCCGGTCTCGCGCACGTACTCGATCGAGTTCGTGTCGGTCTGACCCGGCATCAGCAGGTCGCGCAGAACCATCTTGCGCTCAGGCGGCGCGATGATGCCAGGCTGACGGCCGCCGACGACCAGCGAGTTCGAGGAGCTGGCGCCCGAGCCCACAGTGGCGGTGACGTTCATCAGGTCTTTGCGTTCCATCTGGACGCGCATCGATTTCTGCGCGGAGCTGGACATGCCCTTGAAGGCTTCGCTTTCCACGACGAGCTGGCCCGCGGACTTCATTTCGTCGGCGGAACCCTCGCCGGCACGACGTACCGCCTTCTGCTCCAGCTCAGCCAGGCGCGCAGTCAGCTCGCCGTGCTTGATCAGCAGTTCATCGACTTTTTCTTTCGACTCTTTGGCCATGTCGCCGGATTTTTTGGCCTCGGCCAGCGCTTGCTCGCCAGCCTCCTTCACCTGGTCTTTGATCTTGTCCAGGGCCTGCTTAACTTCGATTTCGGTTTGATCAGCCATTTTGCTGCTCCATAAAATGAAAAACCCGCCAGTGGCGGGTTCGGTGTGGGTCAGTGACGGGGATTACTGCAGGCTGAAGCCGGTCAGGGCCTTCAGCGTATCGCTGGTGTCGCCATCGGCCTCACGCCGATCAAGCAGTTTGCGCAGGCCATTACCAGCGATGGCTTTGGCTTGCGTGTTTGAGAAGCCTGCCTCGCACAGGAACTTCTCGAATTCAGGCAGGGTCGGCAAATTACCGCTCTTGAGAGTCCGCTCCATCGACTTGACACTGTCGATGGTCGCCTCCTCGTTCATAGGGAACGTGACCACGCTGATTTCGACCAGATCGACCTCGATTAAGGTGCGAATCCCGGTCTTTTCGTCCCAGCTATCCTTGCGCACGATATAGCCGATCGACATGCCCTTGACGACGCGGCGCTTCATGAACGCATAGGCCTCCGCCGCGCGGACCACCTCATCCTTGAGCAAGAAGCCGTCGACCTTCAGGCCGTGGTCGTCTTCGGCCAGCGCATCGAAGCCGCCGACGGGCTCGCTGGAGCGGTGCTGCCAGAGCGCCGGCAGCGGATCGCCGGATTCTTTGATCGCCTTCAGGCTTTTGGTGAAGGCGCCCTTGGCGACGACGTCCCAGCCGCCATCGACGTTGCCGAATACCGAGGCGTAGCCACTGAACCGGCCGTCTTCGCCGACCGCGTCGGCCTTGAATGCGAATTCTTTGTACTCCAGGGCGCCGTTTTTATGCTTCATGCTTTGTTTCTCCGTCTTGTTTCAAGCCGAGCCAGTCGATGACCGCATTTTTTGCGGCGGTCGCGGTCGATGTGATCTTGCCCAGCATGGACAAGGGGATAAGGTTGCTTTGCACCGTCAGCTCATCACCACCGTCGACGCGGGGCAGGTTTTCGAACTTGCGGATCTCGTTGCGGGTGTAGATGCCGTTCTGACTCATGATCGAATAGAACGCAGCGCGCGCCGCACTATCGGCGCGCAGCAGACCCTCGATGTTGAACTCGGCAAAGTACTTATTGCGATCGACTGGAGCGATCAATGACTTGCGAATGGCCTGCTCGACCCGGCTCAACCATGGTCGCAACGTGAAGGTAAGGAAGCCGAGCATGATCTGCTCGCGGCCAGTACCCCAGTTCGATACCGCGGTCCCGTGGCCAACCATCGAGGGTGGCGTCATGAACCAGCGGCAGATTTCCTCTACGCCGTGCTGGCGCGATGCGATCATTTCCGAGTCGTTCGGATTGATCGACAACTGTTGGAAATCGGCTCCGTTTTCCAGTACCAATACGCTCCCAGCGTTCGGGCCGCCCGCGGTGAACTGATTAAGACGGACGCGAAGGGCCTCGCGCTGGTCTTTGTCGGTGACCGTAGCCCCCATTTTTAAGACGCCAGCTGCGCGCATGCCGGTCGCAAACACCTTGGCGCTTGCGTCCTCGGTGGCGGTTGCCGAGCTAAACACCTTGGCGCCGTAGGCCATCGGCGTCAGGCCGTTCACGCCGTCCAGGCTGAACGCCGGAATGTTGATCAGCTCATCTTCACCCAAGAGCCGGAGCTGGCCGTCCAGGTCGCGGTATTTATACTCCATCGAGCCGTCGGACAAGCGCCTCTTCGTCATGCGCTGCGGCAGGAGAAAGTTCAGCGCGACGACGCGCTTTCCGATCTTCGCCTTCTCGATGTACGCATTGCCCCAGAGGAGCATACTGGCAATGACAGCCTCCCAGAACTGCACGGCGGTCATGTCCGCGTTGGGCTGGTTATGCAGCAGCTCGTAGAGCGGGTGCTCGGATGCGCTGCGGCGCGAACCATCGGGCAATTTCTCGTAAAACCCAAGCGGAAGCGTCGAAATCGTCTCGGAAATCAGGCGCACGCACGCCCAAACCGTCGACAACTGCAGCGCCGCATCGACCGTCAAGGCCTTGCCGCCACCATTCCATGCGCCCCAAAAGTCGCCATCGGCAAGCGAAATGGGCGCACCAAGCCACTTCAGGACGGCGGATTTGAACCGGCCTGGCGGTTTTGTTTTCGTTTCGCTCATGAAGTCCCGTTATCCGACGATGATGTCGTCGATCCAGTCGTTGTTTCCTAGCGCGACGGGGTTAAGCGACATGAGATAGACCGCGTTCAGCATCGCCATCAGCGGGTCGATCTTCCCGGTGCCCGAAGCTTGTTTCGTGATCAGCACCGCGTTCGCGCTCGGCACGATCTTGGCGTTGCTGACGCACCAAGCCATGAGCGGCTGGGCGCTGTGAACCAGCACGCCCTCCGCGAGCTTTCGCTCAGCTGTCTTGATCGGGCTAGTCAGCTTCCAGCCCTGCGTGATGCCGATGATCCTGTCCGCCGGCACGCCAGCCATCTCGAGGGCGTCGAGAATGGCGCCGATGCCTTGCGGATCCAGGCCAAGCTTGTCCAGCACGCCAGCCTCGTAGACCATGGCGACGTTGGCAGCGAATTGGTCGATGTCCTGGCCGATGTGCTCGACCAGCGTTAAGTGCCCATCTCGCGCGAAATCCTGAAGGCGCGGCGCGATTTCCTTCCGACGCTCCAGCACGGAGGGGTGCGCCCAGGCGTGCGCCCAGCCGAGCCAGCGCCGCGTTTCCTTGCAGCGACCGATCGCGTACTGACCCAGCAAGTCGTCCAGGCCGCCGCCGTCACCGCCCATGGTGACCACCTCGGATCGGTCGATCAGGTCGACCAACGAAAACGTGCGCTCGAGTACGCCCTGCTGGCTCCAGAAATCGGCGCCGGCCCAGCGATCGGACCGAAGGTTCATGCCGATTTCGACGTTCGCGTGCTTCGCCATGAAGCCGCGGAACGATTCGGGGCCGGCCGCCTCAGCGATTTTGAACTCGCGCTCGAGGAATCCCTGGTCGACAGAGAACCCCATGTTCGGGTTCACCATCGCCATGTTCTCCAGCAGCAGGCATTCGCCCGACGCCACCATTTCCGGGGGGTGTTCGAAGATGATCGGCACGAAAGCCGGGTCGACGATCTCGCCGTCGCGCACTTTACGCGCGTAGTCGAGCTTCTGCTTAAACACACCGGCCGGCGGCTCGTCGGATTGGGTCGACAACCAGATCACGAAACCCTCTGGGCGTGAAGCGCGGCCGCCCAGGGCCTCGCGGAACATATTCTCCGCGCTCGACATCTTCCCGAACAGGTGCAGCTCGTCGACCAACGTGCCGACCGACTTCTTACCACCAACCGTGTTCTGGTCCGCGGCCAGCACCTTGAGCGTTGCGCCACTCTCCCGGTGGGTTATCGTCTTGACGTGGGCCTGCACATGCAGCAGCGCATCGAGATCATCGTCGCTTTTCACCATGTCCCACGCCGGCTTATAGGCGTTGTTGGCGACTTCGACTGTCGGCGCCAAGACTGAGAACTCGGCAGACTGGCGCCAGTTAAGGATCTGTGCCGTCAACATGATGCCGGCAGCGATGGTCGACTTGCTGTTCTTCTTCGGGATCAATAGGAAGAATTCGACGATCAGGCGGCGGCCACTATCTGCGTCATAGGCACCAAAGATGCATCGCACCAGATCGAAGACCCACTCGGCGCATGACTCGCCGAACGTCGGGCTGCCAGGCGCGTCCACGATCTTGAGTTGCTTGAAGATTGCCAGGGCCTGCTCGGCCTGCTCAGGAAAGATCGGCGGCGGAATGATCGTTTCGCCCGCGCGAAGGCGCGCCGCCCAGTCAGGGCAAGCAGTTGTCCAGTTCGGCATTTAGACCTTCTTCCCGCCAGCAGCGACGAGCTTCGGTGGCGCGGCCGCGGCGAACTTGCCGGCGCCTGCCTTCTTGGCTGCATCCTGCTTTTGATCCTTCTTCCCGCCCTCACCCAACTTCTGATGCTTAAACGGCAGCATGGCTTTGGCGGCGTCGATGCGAAACCGCAGGTCCGCCGCCCGCTCGTTCATGATTGTGGTGAGAAATTCGATCGGATCCGCAGTTGCTGGGATGTCAATTAAGTCATCGCCAGTCGCCAGCGAGGCTGACCCAGGCTTAGTAGGAGCTGCTGCGCTTTTGGAGGCCGCTGCGCGTTGCTTTTCGAGGTAGGCTTTAACATCGGGGTCTTTAACATTTCGGGACCCGGCAGCAGATGCCGTTTTTTCACTGAAGCCGGCGCGAATCGCAGCTTCCTTATTCGAGAACCCGGCCAAAACGGCATCGGCGAAGGCTCGCTTTTTGCCTGTTAAAGCCATTAACAAATTCCTCCAAGGGGGATTTTTTCCGCGAATGAGAGACTATGGGGTGTCGGCCGTTTGAGGTTGCCAGACTTTCAACACCCCCTACCCCTTGCGGGTGTCAGCCGCCCGCTGCGCGCTCTGCCGCCTCGTGCGCCGTCTTGGCGTCGTGGCATGGGTTGCACAGAAGCTCTTTGTTCGAGTCGTCGTCACTGCCGCGGCGCCGACGCTGGTCTTGCCATTACGCTGGCACGCCTGGCACAGGCCAGAGTCACGCGCCCGGATTCGATCGCGGTCTTGGACGCCGGCCCAGCCGCGCTTACGCGGCGTTGCCTCCGGCCGTGTCGGTGCGAGCGTGACGATTCGGCTGCCGGCCGATTGCAGGCGTGGCTTGAGGGTCTGCAGCTTCACTCCAACTGCTCCAGCGGCACGCGGAAGTAGCGCGCGATCTCCTCGGTCGTCCAGTCGCACGGCAGGCGGCGGGACGTGCGCCCCATGAACTCGCGGTGCGCGCTCTCGGTGCGATCTCGCAACCAGGCGTCAAAGTTGAACGGCTTAGGGCTCGGTGTCGGCAGATCGCCTCCAACGGCGATCAGGCGATACCGAGCCAACGCCAGCTGGAAGTCGCTGGCCGGGTAATACTCGCACTCGACGGTCACAGGCTCGCCAACGTAGCAGCGCAGCGTGAAGCCGCGCGTAAGCTTTGGCAGGCCGAGCGCGTCGCACAGCTCTTTGCTAATTTGGTGGCCGTCGATCATCGTGAATTCCATATCAATCCCGGGATGCCCTGTTCGGGGAACATTCTTTGGAAGCCAGGAGCATGCGCACCATATCAGCCAGCGAATCGGAATACCGACCGCAACCATTGGCGCGCAGTAGCTGCATGGCGTCATATGCGTCAACCAGGCGGCGGCACAGGGAATCGAGCGCGACCGGATCGGCTTCCTTGGCCAGCATCGCTGGATGCGCACCAGTCACGGCGCGCACTATCTGGTGCCGATAGATGTCGCGCGCGCCGGCAGCACTTGATGCCTTCTCGATGACCGGGATCATGCCGGCGCGCTCGCGCAGAACTTCGCCGGGCATCAGCTTTGGGCGCATGCGAGAAGCAATCGGCTTGCCGGTGCGGTCGTAGAGCATCACGTCGAGCGTACCGGGGCGGCGCACGACCTCGCCATCCAGCTCGACGCTCATCATCGGTGGCGTGCGCATGGGCGACCTCGGAAATAAAAGAGCCGCGAGCGCATTGCTGCGGCAGGCGGCGAAGGTCCCCGGCTTAGAGCGGGGACTGGAGACGGGTTGTGGCGGCCGGTGCAACATCCGGCTAAGTCGCGGGTGCAGCCCGCTGCGCTTTACTATGCGCTCCTCGCCACACAAAGCCCTCGATCATCATCCGCACACGTGGAACGTGGTTGTCAGGCTTGGGTTTTGTGTGGTCACCGAGTTACGCCGGTGAGGCGGCTACTTACAGCGTGTAGCGACGAAGCGCGCCCGGGTAGACGCTCGCCTGTTCTGGCCGATGCCAGGTCAAATTCCGTGTGCGTATGGCGCCGTCTTCTGAGTGTCGCCGGGCGGGAGCTCCGGCACTCATCGGGCAACTGAAATCCCGTGCGCGTTTCGTCG